CTATCTGCCTGTTCTTCTCGCACTTTGCTTCGTACTTTTCAGCGTCGCGAACAATCTGAGCAGTGATAAAGCTAAACGCCATCGACAGCATTCCGTCAGCAGTCTCTATGCGTTCACCGGTTGAGCAGTATCTTAAAAGAGCTTTTATCAGCACTCCTGCCTGCTCGTCAGTCAGCATATCCCACTGTTCAATTGAGTCCATATAGAGCATAAAGCTCTTCCTGTCCCCCACAGTATCACCTCAACCTCCTCGTTAGGGGCAGTATGAACCGCCCCCTATACAGAAATACTATATCATTCGACAACGATCACTTCGCCTTTTTCAATAAGGTCGGAGAGATTATCCTTGAGATAATCTGCTACATTCCTGCGGGCTTTTATCTTCCACGCACCGCCGTCGGCTTCGTAGAGAGCCACACGTCCGCCCTCAGAGAGGCGGAGCAGGAACTCGCTTTCAGGCTGATCCACCTCGATGAACGTGCGGTAAGGTTTGAGCCTTACTATAGGCTTAACTGCCGCATTGCCCTTAGTTACAATACCAGTGCGGACGGTCACGTTCTGCGTGAAACCGTCGTCGGAAGCAGTCATGCTGTTTTCCTCGACTATGGTGCCGAGGAGCTTGACAACCTCGAGAAGCTCGTCGGTTTCGACGAACTTTGAGCGCAGAGTTATCATCATAGTCTCGTAGTCAAGCTTGCAGTCAAACGGTATTTCTACAAGCTCCGCACGAACTAAGTACGGGACTTCGCGGTCGCGATCAGCTTGGCTTATTGCTGAGAATACCTTTACCGTCTGCTCGTCGTTTACATCGATAAGAAGCGGACGGTTGAAGTCACCATACTCCGCGCGAATCGCATATATAAGTCCGTCAAGTGTGTGGAATGTGAGTGGCGAAACCTTCGGTTCTTTGATGACTTCGAGTTCCTTATCGGTGTATGTGTACCCGTATTCCTCATGATAATTCGGAGCACCAAGCTCCACGATTTTCTCAACAGCTGACTTGTCCATTATCTCATACCTCCTGCAATTTTAAGTATTCTCGGTTCGTCCTGTATTTCTCCGCTGAAGCTCTGCTGGCCTGGTATCTGCGGTGTCATCTCGACCGCCTGCACTTCGCCGGTAGTTGAGTCAGTGCCTACATAAAGTGTTGTCTGAATCGCGTTATTCGGAAGCAGCTTGCTCTTTGCTGTTGCTGTAATGACTACCGTCGAGCGGTCTGCACTCGGTGCGAAGTCTACAACCAGATTGAGCTGACGCTTTTTCTTAGCGTCGGTGTTCGGGTCGAGGATATTATCGACAATCTTGCCGACCTCCATGTTGACCTGTTCCATTATGGCACCCTGTGCCATTTCGAGAATGCTTGATGTTTCGACCATGATATTTTTTCCTCCTGTTTTTTTATTTCTATGTCAGAACGGCATTTCGTCTTCGTTCAGGAGTTCCTCGAACTCTGTCGCGATATCTGCCGCCTGTGCCATATTTGCGAGCTGCTGAGCAGGAGTGGAAGTTGACGCCACTCCACCGCCGTCGTTCTTGCCACCGACGAACTCAACGTTGTCGACATAGACTTCTGTCGTGTAATGTGTCACGTCGTTGTGGTTCTTGTCCTGGTATTTACCTGTTCTGAGAGTTCCCTCAAGGGCAATCATCTTGCCCTTGTTGAAGTAGCGTGAAACGAACTCCGCCGTCTGTCTCCATGCGACACAGGATATAAAATCCGCTTCTCTCTCGCCTGTGTTCTTGTCTGCGTACTTGCGGTCTACCGCTAACGTGAAACGGCAAGAAGAAACGCCGCTTTGAGTCTGTCTGAGCTCGGGGTCTGCGGTGAGCCTGCCTATCAAAATGACTTTATTCATCGTTCACCACTCTTTACTCCCCGAGAATATCCTCGAAGCTTGTCTCCTGCTGTACGGGAGGCGCGCCTTCGACCTGTACAGGCTCGGCTTCGATAACCTCAGGCTGCTGTACTGTGTCGGGTTCTGCCGCGGGAGCGTCGATATAGTCGACCTTGCCGTCATCATAAATTACCGCGCTGTCGTTCTCGACCGCCTTCTGAAGCTCTATGCTCATAATTCCCCACTTGCTTATGATCTGACGAAGCATTGTCTTACAAGCCATTGCGTCGAAGTCCTTCTCCCAAAAGGTGAAGCCCTTGTGTGCCTTGTAGCCCATGCTGTACTTCTCGGCATGGCTCTCCATTTTCTCGCGGCTCCAATACATCGCCTTCTTGAATCCGTTCGTATACTCGAACATTGCATAGTAGCCGATAGTCGGAGCTTTCTCGCGCTCAGTCTCGTCTTCGATAAGCTGTACCTCGATTTCTTCCTCAAGCGGTTTGAAGGATATCAGCTCCCCCTGCTTTATCGGGAGGACGTTGAGCTTTTTGTACTGACCCGAGCGAATTGCAAGCTGTATATATCCCTTGTAGCCGAGCTGAAACTGTGCGACGGTCCTGCCGTTTTTGCGATCCTTGAAAGGTACAAGGTAATACTGACCGAGCTGAGGAGAAGGCGACAGGTTAAGTCCCTCTCCGAGAAGTCCTGCGCTGACTATTGTCGCTGCGTCGCATTCGGAAAGTGCAGGATTCGTGCTGACTGCCGAGGTAATAGCTGTCACGAATCGCGCCGCCTTTGTCGGGTTGCCAAGGGTGCTATTGATTAGCTTCTTGTAACCGTCTGAGTTGATAACGGCTGTGAACTTGGGCTTCGCGCCCTGCTTTACAAGTGAATTCTGAACTGCCATAATATAAATACCTCCATTTACTTGATTATCTCGAATTTGATGCCCTGAGCCTTCATGAAGTCCCTCAGAGCTATCAGCTGATCTCTTGTGCATTCCACTGAAAACTTGCCTTTAAGAATCTTCACGGGTATCTCCGCCGCAGTCTGCTCAGATTCAAAGCTGTGCGCGGTCTGCTCTGTTGGTGGTGTTATTACACTATTTTCAGCAGAAGCGGATTCCTGTGCTTTCTGAGCGTTCTCAGTGGCAAAGGCTTTTTCACGCGCTCTCTGTTCCTGCTCCTGCTGATACTTGAACTCGAGTGTCTTCGCGTATACCATTGTTTCAGAGAAGTCCTTGTTGCTCTGGAACTTCTCAAGAATAGCTATCTTGTGAGGGAAATTCTCATACAACTTGTTGATTTTCTCGTAATTGCCTGTTAACTCGTCAAGGCTCGTCTTCATTTCTGCCTTCAAGCCGTCGAGCTTCTGGGTCTTGTTTTCCCACTTCGGGTTGAGCACGTCCTTGATGTCGACCCATTCGGGAGGGTCAAGCTCTGAGAACGCCTCACAGAGCGCCGTAAACTTCTCCTGCTTCTCTATCTCGTCAAACGCCTTTATCTGTTTGTCTATTGCAATTATAGGCTCGTCAATAAGTCTCACGAGCTCTTTGCACTGAGCTTCAAGCGCGTTGTACGGTTCAAGGTACTGCTTTTTAATGCTGATCCGTCGCTCCTCGATTGCCTTCTTCAGCTTGTTCAGTGCCGCCTTGTCGTCTTTGGCTGCCTTTATGCTATCCTCTGTTACTACAAGGTTGTTGTACTTCTCGAGCTTCGGTATGAGCTCACCCTTGAGCTGCTCGAGATTCTCAATGCTCTGTGGCAGGTCAACGCTTGCCGATTTTAAAATTAATTCCATTGAATATATCTCCTTTCATATCATAGGTAATATCTGAGCTGGGAGTATGTCTTTCTGCACCTGCTCCCAGAATTTTGATTCTTCTTCGATCAGGAATCTGATGTCGGACTCTACGTCGATTCGGTTGATTCTGTAGTGCCGAATCGTCACCCTGACCTCTCCGTCTACGTGATAGCGGATATAAGCCTTTAATATGGCAAAATCCCAGCCTGTTGCCGCGAGCTGATGAAGTATCTGTGCGTAGTAGCTCTCGGGGATTCTGTCGTCCCATTCGTCCCACTGGCTGCGGTTCTGAATCGTTGTGGTCTTTATCTCGAGTATTCCGTGCGAACCGTCGGCAGCTGTAAGCTCGCCGTCAAGCGTCGCAAAAATGAAGGGGTACTCGTCGTTGACATACATCCAGAACTCGTGATAATCAACCTTGAACTCAGGGTAGTCCTGCTTGAAAAGCTCCCGAAGGTGAGGCTCTGCGAACTTGCCAAACTGCACCGCCGCATTGTCAGAAAGGTCAGGAGCTTCTCGCCTGCCAGTTTTCAGTTCCCACAGTTCCACGTTGCTCTGGTACTTGTTCACGCCAAGAACGCACCCGGCTTCACTGCCACCAATACCCTGTGACCGCCTCGCTTTTAACCAGTCTTCCTGATTGCTAATTTTTAATATCATATCCCCATCACAATCTTCTGATAGAACAACTCGAGCAGCTCGTCGCTTGTCTGTGCGAGTGCCTCGTCGA